GCGTGTTTGGTTGATTCGTTTGGTGGCTATGTTAAGCCAAAGGATGGTGAAAAGTGAGATATGCAGCAAGAAGAAAACAGGATATTTCCGTTTCCACCACACCGCTAGAGGTGGTAATTCCACTGGAACAACCAGTAAAGATCTATTCGGCTAAAGAATTAGCAGCCATGCCGCTTTCAGTTATGAATGCCGCAATTGAGGCTCAGGAAAGATTTTATCAACTTGAAGAATTAACCCATATGGGGGGGCAGGCTATAGCAGTTCGCCGTCTCATGGAGGATGGGCACAAACTAATTCAGGTGAAAGAAAAGTCTCGTATTCGCTACAAAATCAACAACGAATTTATTCCTCCAAGAATTATTCGTCAGTTGGAAATGCGCGGATTAGTGAAGCTTGGAAGGGGTAAGTAATGACTATTATCGCCTCTTCAAAGCCCCTTCGAACACCCTTTAAAGGAGATAAATAACCATGCGTGACTATGGGAAAGTCTCACCACATTTCTGGACGGGAACTACGGGCAAAAAGCTTCGTCAAACACATGAAGGCTTAATTGTCGCTATGTATTTAATGACAAGCCCTCACGCGAACATGCTTGGCTTGTATTACATGCCCCTTTTATATGTTGCTCATGAAACTGGATTGGGCTTTGAAGGGGCTTCTAAGGGGCTTCAAAGAGCCTGTGAAGCGGGGTTTTGTAGCTATGACGAAGCCACGGAGACAGTCTGGGTGCACGAGATGGCACGTTTTCAAGTAGCTGAGTCATTAAAGCCAGCCGATAACCGCTGTAAGAACGTGCAAAAAGAGTATGATTCATTGCCGTCAAGCCCTTATTTATCAAGCTTTTTCGATAAATATGCACAAGCATTTTGTATGACTCAAAAGCGTGGCGAAAACGCCAAAATAGATAGCCCCTTACAAGCCCCTTCAAAGCCCCTTCGAAGCCAGGAACAGGAACAGGAGCAGGAGCAGGAACAAGAAAATACTCACACACAAAACGCGGTTGAAAATTTTTCAGCGGCCGAGGAGTCTTGGAAACCAAATCGTGAACTATTGCTGAATGTTCTTAGGACTTCACAAGTGAGTACACAAGCAGAGCAGGTTTTAAAAATGCCAAATTATGAATTTCATCTTGGCAACTTCAATGCTCACTGGGAAAACAAAATTGATCTCACGGAAAACCAACGAACTCGAAAGTTTGCAACTTGGTTAATTCAGGAATTCACAAAGTCGATAAGACCTAAAAAACAAAACTCACCAATGAAAACTGCACCAGCAAGAGACGTAAACAGTGCTTGGGGTGATGCAAAACAGTATGCACCAGCCACAGATGATATCGATGTAGGGGAGATGCTATGAATGCATTGAGCAAACAATTCAAAACTGAGCTGGTACAAACTAATCAGTTTTGCCCTAAACACAATGAGTTAATGGTTTTACTAATTGGTCGTCCAGTTTGCCAAACATGTGCAAATGAAGCGTATGTGAAATCACAAATTGAACACGCACACCAAGTCAACCTTATGGTACGCGAGAAACATTTTGCCGGAGCAAAACTCCCTGAGCGCCACAAGGAAAGCGGATTTAAAAATTATGTGGTGAGTATTGATCCGCAGAAAGAAGCTAAAGCTGCTTGCCATAAATTTGTTCAAGATTTTAATTCAGGGAAGAAGCGCAATCTGATTATGGTTGGGCGTACAGGAACAGGCAAAACCCATCTTGCATGTGCTATTGCTCGTAACGTTTTAGACAAGCGGAGTTATGTTCGTTACGTCACCTCAGAAGACATGGCAAATGAAATTGCCACTGCATGGACAAAGCCCGATGACAATGAAGCAAATGCAATATTTCGCTTCACGGACTGTGATTTATTGATATTGGATGAATACGGTTTGCACGACCAACACGAGAGTCGATTGCAGCTCGTTCATAAAGTTTTATATGCACGTTATGACGGAAAAAAGCCGACAGTTTTAATTTCAAACATGACGCTTGAATCTACAGAAAAGGCGCAAGGTTTGAAGGAAAACTTAGGGGACCGTTTATGGTCTCGGTTTCAACATGATGGTTTGACAGTAGTTGAGTGTGACTGGGATGACTTGCGTTTTGGTGGGGCAGGATCATGACTAAATTCGAGATTTTAAGCTGTGGCTTACTCATTTCGTGTGTAACAGCAGTACTTTGCGGTGCGGTGGTTTTGTGGTGGTTGGCGCGTAAAGAGCTAGATGAGAAAGGAGCCAGCCATGAAAGCAACTAAATTGATTAGAGATAAAGGACTGCAATACGCGAAGGAAATCGTAGATTCAGCACCCGATAACGCAACTGAATGGAACGAGGGTTATGAGTTCCAATGTGGTCAAAGTGTAGAAATCAGCCCAGCAGATCGTGAGAAGTATTTTGTAGATTTGGTTGAGCTTAAACGTCTGGTGGAGTCTTTGAAAATCATCAACGATTTAGGTGGAGTTGAGAAGCTAACGCCTGCATTCATTACGACAGATAAGCATGTTGGTTACACGCATGTTCGCATGGTGGGAAATGGGAGATTGAGCTTTCTTGATGATTTTTGCGACTTCATTCCAGATGGTTCCATTTCAATTAAGCGTGTGATGACTGCTATCCGCGACCACGAATCAATATACGGAGGCGGTGAATCTCATGCCAACTAGATATAACACAGGCGAGTATAGCTACGATCTTGAATATCACTATGGAGATATGTCAGCAAGCATGGAGATGCTTAGAGCACGTTTAATTGAATTGTTGACTCCTCATCTGTCTGGCCGTTATGTGAAATGGAGAGAAGCATATTTCAAATGGTTTACAAAGTGCGGCGGGGATTCGGGGTGGATGTTTTGTGTAGGTCCACACGAATTTCATATTGATGGGGCGTTAAGGCGCTATTACTCAGGTTCTATTGATATTACCTACAACCAGAAAGATCGATATTTCTTGGTGGGTGAGAAAAAGAAAGTCAAATGTAAGGCTTGTAAGGGGTTTGGCTTCATTCGAGATGATGGGTGGGGGCATATAGATAAATGTGAAATGTGTGATGCAGAAAAAGGAGCCAGCCATGAGTGAGTTTGAGGGTAAATCTGGAAAGTGGGCTTGGGAGATTCAAAAAGAACAACAAGCGAAAGTGGAGGAGCTGCAAAAGCGTTTAGATGGGGCATTAAAAGAGACTCAATATGCTTTGCAGTATGTTGAAGAAGACATGCGCGGCAATCATGAATTTCTACAAATGGCAATGATTCGAACCCTTAAAGCTATAGAGCAAGTGCTCAAAGGTGGTGCTTGATGTCATCAGTCAGCATTGCTGAATACCGCAAGTTATTTCCGATAAAGAAAAATAAAAAGCGGCGTTCAGCAAAGCAAGTTGCCAGACAACCAAGTGTGGGTGAAATGGTTCTGGCAACGCATTTAAGAGCATGCAAGATCGGTTTTGAACAGGAATATAAGTTCCATCCAAAACGCAAATGGAGAGCTGATTTTCTGATTACGGGTACAAAGATTTTAGTTGAGGTTGAAGGGGGTATCTGGAGTGGAGGCCGTCATACAAGGGGCAAAGGCTATATAGGGGATATGGAGAAATACAACTCCGCAGCAATGATGGGTTTTACAGTTTTACGGTTCAGCACAGAGCAAGTGAAAGCAGGCGTGGCGATTAAACAAATTGAGCAATTGGTAGGTGAAAAATGAGTGCAGTTTTAAAAACACAACAAATGGATTGGTCTAAATATACTATTGACGGTTGGTTAGAGCAGTTTGGCGCATGGTGTGAAACAGTTAGAATGAAAGGGGGTGATTTGCCAGATGGGCTTCATATCAATCAAATTTACTGGTTGATGCGTGAAGCTGGCAAAGAAGTACAAAAAAGTAAATCTTATATTCGATGTGAGATCAGTGATTATGAGGCGGATCAAATTCAAGCACTTTTACGAAGTCTATTAAATTCTGATAAAACAGATTTTACAACTAAGTTTGCATTAATTTGTTTAATTAAAAATAAGGTTGAAAATAAAGGATTGTTGAAGGTTGCTCAAGAAACAAACCAATCTAAAGCTCAGGTCGCAATTATGGTGAGTTGCGCTAGATTTTATTTATTAGGTCATGATAAAAGATTAAGACAAAATGGAGGTTCAAATGAAAACATACACTGTAAAACTATATGAAGGCGTTAGTCGGGAGAAAGTTAATGAAACTTTGAAATACTACCCTGATTATTTTGGTAAAATATCAATAATTACAAATGTAATTAATAATAAATTGCAATTAACACTAAAAGCATTTGAAGGAATCGACGTTATAACTGCCAATGATCTAATGATTAAAATCGTTGAACGTTTAAAAGCTTCTCAATTAGTAGAAAAGCATAATTTAGACTTGTTGACTGTCTAGACGCTTTATGGCATATTTTTGATATAGTGGACAAAGTTATAAGCGTTGCACCAATTTGTTTTAAAAGCTCACTTAATCGTGGGCTTTTAATTAGGATTTGAAAAAACATGAAATTTATCGTATATTAAACTTACTATATGATGTCTATTTCCATTATAGTGTTTTTCAGTTGAAAAGGGCTTTGTTGCACAAACCTATCTCTAAAGGCTTATTCCACAATATAATTTTCAAATGAATAAGTCGACACCAAAAATTTATCGCACAACCAATTGGTCTTCATATAACCGAGCTCTCATTAATCGTGGAAATATTGCCATTTGGTTTGATCCTGCTACGCAATGGTATGCCCCATCAAAAGGCAAACAAGGACGAAATCAAACTTACTCCGACGCAGCTATCCAATGCTGCCTAATGATTAAATCTCTCTTTCGATTATCTTTACGCATGGTCACTGGCTTTGTTCAAAGTCTCATCCATCTTTGTGGGTTAAATTGGATAG